TTATCTAGCTTTTCCATTCTTCTTTCTCGGTAAAGGCCGGAGGTTTTACCCTCCGGCGTCAGACTTAAAAGTGACTGTGTGACTCCTCACCTGTACTAGGCTTCGATTCATCTTGATGCTTCACTTTTACATCTCCTGCACCGATGCTTGCAGCAAATTGTTTTGCAGTCTCGTAAACGCCTGCATCTTCAACGCTGCCTACTCGCTCAATTTCCCAACCGTGCCACTTGCCTTTGTCGTTAGACTCAGACGCGACAGTTAGTCGATAAATCTGTGAGTACATAGGTGGAGTAAACATGCCGTTAGCTCCGGTGAGCTTTACCGACATCATCATGCTGTTCCACTTGCGTGACTTCTTGAGCTGAGTGGACTTCATTACGATTAGCGCAGGGTTTGGAACGCCTGCTTCGTCGAGCATCATCACGTAATGATTTGCTGTGTTTTCGATGTAGCTTCCGCTGTCTGTGTAATCCTTATTGTCGCCCGGCTCGCGATGCGTGCGGGACAGGATGTCACTTGTTGCGGGGTAGATGTTCAGCGGTCCGCCGCTTCCCGATCCACGTGGTGCCCATTCGATATACTGGCGAATGTACGTGCAAGGAATAACCTGTACGCCCTTCTTGCCATCGAATAGCTCGCCGGTGACTGAGTTGTAGATCATGCCGGGGCTTGCGCCGTCGACTTCACCAATCTCTGGCGACATGTTTGTCAGGATTCGTAAGAACGGTAGAGCAAAATCGTCTTGATCCATTTGCTCGAAGCCGCTCTGTGCGTCACCTTCGAAGTTCATCGCTAACGCGACCGCTGTGTTGCCTTTTACTGCTACTTCTGCAGATTTAGCCATGTCTCTTTTTCCTTTTCTCTTTAAGATTTAATGATTGCTTTCTGGCCCATGTAGGCGCCAAACAGTTCGGTTGGGAATTCATTGCCCCGCTCGACCTGCTCCTTCACCCATGCTTTCAAGGTCATGGGTTCTATCTTCTCAGCTTGCTCGGCAGGGTAGCCTTGCGTGCCAAGAATCTCTAACAGACGAGAACAGAGCTCGTCTTCGCCACGTCCGAATCGAACGCTGACAGTGTTCTTAATGATGTCGTCCATGCCGTGATCGCGTAACCACTGGAACGCCTCGGCTCTACGTGCGGCAGAAATACTGGCAGAATAAAAAGCCTTGAGCTCAATCCTGCTGCCGTCTTCCATCACAAAACCTTTCATGCCGACTTGGGTTAAGGCTTCAGGTATAGACTGTTCAGTTAATTTTCTTAGCTGATCCTTTCTTTCTTTCGTGACCGCTTCAAGGTCTTCGACTTCTTTCTCTAACTCTTTAGCTCTTTTTGCTAATGCCGCGATACCTTCGATATCGTCGTCTTGTAATTTTAACGCCTCTGCGTCTTTTTCAAAATCAATCATCGTCGTTATCCCTTCTGTGTGGAAATAAATCGATCTGTATAGGTAAGTACCGGCGCTCCTGCTTGTCCCACTTCAGCGCCTTGTACCGGCCAGAGTTCTTAGCGGCAGCAACTGCAGCTAAAATACTAATGGCGGTTGGGTCACCAATAAACAAGAGGTAGTCGTCGTCACAGAAATCTTCTAGCGCCCGCTTGACTCTTTGAACAGTCGGACCGGACGAGAAAATAACCTGCGCTTGGTTAGGTGGCAGGACAATTTCGATGTCACCGAAATCGGCTGCGGGAATAATATTATGTTTCTGCGTCTCAGAAACTACAAAAACTTTTGCCACTTTCATTCTCCTTTCTGGGTTGTTTCGCAATTGCGAGCCGCTATGATACACTGCGTTGGCTAGTCGGTGTCAACCGAAAAGCAAACCTAGAAAGGAGATAAGCTGTGGAAAACTTGTGGATTGATCGCTATCGGTTTAAAAATCAACCGTTTGCACATCAAAAAAAATATTTAGAACAGTTCTGGAAAAGGCCTGTAGCAGCGCTTTTTGCTGACATGGGTACTGGTAAATCGTTCATGGTCATTAACAATCTGGCTATGCTTTATGACGTGGGCAAAATAAATTCGGCACTTATCATAGCGCCGAAGGGTGTTTATCGTAACTGGGTGGACGAAGAACTGCCCAAGCATTTGCCTGACCACGTGATTCACCGCACGGCGCTTTGGACCCCTAACCCACGTAAAGCGGAGAGGGCTCAGCTCGAAAACTTGTGGGAGGTCACAGAGGATTTAAAGATTCTCGTGATGAACGTGGAGGCCCTCTCGACCACGAAGGGCTTCGAGTATGCAAAGCGTTTCGCAATGTATACCAAGTGTTTTATGTCCATCGACGAGAGCACTACGATCAAAACGCCAACAGCTAAGCGTGCGAAGAACGTCCTGAAGGTAGGGCAGCAGGCCCTTTATCGACGGATCATGACAGGTTCGCCGGTCACTCGTTCGCCTATGGACCTGTACCAACAGTGCGCCTTCCTGTCAGAAGAATGCCTTAACGCGCCAAGCTTTTATTCGTTCCGCGCACGCTATGCGATTCTTGTTGAGAAGCACATGGGCAGCCACAGCTTTAAGAAGATCGTCGGCTATCGCAAGCTCGACGAGCTCAAAGAGAAGCTTGATAAGTTTGCCTACCGCATCACTAAAGAAGAGTGCCTCGATCTGCCTCCCAAGGTATTCGTCAAGCGTGAGGTCGAGTTAACCAAAGAGCAGCGCAAGGCCTACGACGAGATGTCCTCACTTGCTCTGGCCCTGTTCGACAAGGGAATGACGACGACGGTTAACGCCCTGACTCAGATTATGCGTCTGCACCAGATAGCTTGCGGCCACTCTAAACTGGACGACGGGACAGAGATAAGCATTCCAAGCAAACGAATGGACGAACTTTTGTCCGTGGTCGAAGAGACGTCAGACAAAGTCATCATCTGGGCGAACTACCGCCACGACATCGAGGCCATCAAGATTGCTCTGGCAAAAGAGTACGGCATGAACGCCGTCGGAACTTACTACGGTGACACTGATGACGAAGAGCGCAGGCGCGTGGTCCGTGAATTCCAAGACCCCGACAGCGAGCTCAGGTTCTTTGTTGGCAACCCAAGGACCGGCGGATACGGACTTACGCTCACAGCAGCGAATACAGTTGTGTATTATAGTAACAGTTTTGACCTCGAGGTCCGTTTGCAGTCCGAGGACCGCGCGCATCGAATCGGCCAGACTAAGTCTGTGACTTATGTGGACCTTATGGTGCCGGGCACGGTTGACGAGAAAATAGTCAAGGCCCTGCGTTCCAAAATTGACATAGCCAACGAGGTGCTTGGCGAGGAGATGAAAGATTGGTTGATTTAATCCCACTGCGAAAGAAATTTAAATACATCTCCCTGCAACGTCAGGACCTGCCCGAGGGCCGCCGGTATATCTACGGCGAGCAGAAACTACCAAGCGTGACGACTATCCTGTCAGCCACTAAGGCAGATAAAGGAGGCCTTGATGCGTGGGTCGCGCGCGTAGGTGAAGAGGAGGCGGAGCGTATTAAAAACGAGGCGTCATTAGTTGGTACCTATTTGCACGAGGTCATTGAACGGATGGTCGCGTATCGAGACCTGCCCCGCCCGACGAACTGGGAAATGTGTAAGGGCTACGAGCTCGGCTACAAGATTATCAACCGATACTTTCACAACGTGAATGAAATCTGGGGCTCTGAGGTTTCTCTGTTTTATCCGGAGAAGTATGCGGGGACCACGGACTTGGTCGGCGTCTATCGAGACAAGCCTGCCATCATCGACTTTAAGCAAAGCAACAAACCGAAAAAGCGGGAGTGGATCGAGGATTATTTCTGTCAGTTAGCGGCGTATGCTTTAGCGCACGATGAAATGCACGGCACTAAAATCGACAATGCGGTGGTGTTGATGGCGGTCCGATCAGACGGCAGCACTGCGGAGTTCTCCACCGCAGGCCGCGAGTTCCAAGGCTATAAAGACCTGTGGATGCGTCGAGTCGACGAGTTCCATAAGGGTGGTGAAAAATAGGTGTTTGCATTAAGTAGTAAAGTGTGGTACAATGACTACGTCATCTGAGAGATGGCAGTTCTTTAAAATTAATACAGGAGAAAGTTATGGATTATCCCAAGCCATTGAAGCACGAGTGTGGATGCAAAGTTTCTTGGAGGACCTATAAGACAGCAGTAGAGGCCGAAGAAGCAGCGAAGATAGCTTCTCGGGATCGAGAGCTTGATTTAGCCGAGGGCTATGACTTTGGTTACTTATGGCCGGGCGACATCAGTAAGAACGACGACGATACATACACTGTAGTTTGCCCATAAAGAAAAGGCCCCTATTAGGGGCCTTTTTTATGCCAGTCGTTCCTCTGGGAATAACTGCTGCAGCATCTCCCTGCTTTGCGAGTTCACAGGTCCTTGGGCCACGGCAGGCGCAGCAGGAGCAGGAGCAGGCTGCTCTGTACCAAGACCCGGCACGCCACGTGTCGGTGGTGCGCTAGGCATGACTCGAGCCTGAGGCGGCGCAGCAGGAGCATCGGGTTCTTCAACAGGGAATTCTTGCTCGCCTGCGGCCGCACGCGCTGATTGGAACGCGCTTAAGATGAACTGCTCAGCAGAACTTGGAGGCAAGTTAACCGATTCCATAAATTGAACAAATGGTTTTGTTGCTGCCAGAGCCTTAACCGTCTGCTGTTCTTGAGCCGTTCCTGCCTGTTTGACTGCATTAACAAACTGAGGTGAAGCAATTAACCTATCTAGTGCCGCAGTGGTTGTCTCTTTCATTCCCCTGCCGCCAACTATCGCTGACGTAATACCCGCAGCTAGACCCCAACCACCCAACCCTACTGTTGCCCCTGCCGCCTCTACAGGGATACCTATTGCAGTGCGCTTTCCTACCTCATAAAGGCGAGCCAGTAACCTGTCCCCTTCCTCTAAGCCCTTTTGAATAGGCCGTCCTGTACGCACCCTTTGGTCAGTGGATAACTTCACTGCCTTTGAAACACGATAAAGGTCAAATAACTGACGCCTACTGCCCTCTGGCAGGTATTTAAACACGGTGTTCATGGCTACGCGATTACGAAGCAGGCCTTCAAACCATAGTTTATAGCTATTGAAATTTAGCGCGCCGTCTGCCGTAGCTTTACCAAATGCTCCTACTAATCCAGAAGTCACTACGCGCTCACGCATTTCTTCAGGTACATTACCTATTAACCGTACTATTGTGTCAGCGTCGCCCTTAGCTAACTGCTTTATGCTGTTGTTTATGTTGTCAACCATAGACATCGAAAGCTGCTTTCCAAACAACGAGATCATGTCGTTTTCAAGCCCGACTATGGTTCTAGTGGTTGCTTTAGCGGCATCGTATAACTCTTGTTTCCCTGCTTGACCGGCAATGGCTGCAACATCAGAATCTAGAATTCCGTACAACAACTTAGCCATTCCAGTGTCCGCGTTAGCCCCTAACTCGCCCTGTGACCTTGCAGCTTTGCCAACGGTGCGCCTGACATCGTCTATTAGCGTGTACGTGGGGTCGTCAATTGAAACCAATACTTTTTGCCCGCCTACTTTCCCGTAAACTTCTCTAGGCATTAATTTGTTGTAGACATACTGCTCTAAATTAGACAGATCGTTAACGTCGCCGCCTACTTTCTGAATCCTTTCCTCTAAGTGAGCAATAATTTTAGACGGGTTAAAGCGGTTAGCTTCGCCGACACCTTTCCGGAGGTTAGTCCATTGGATTGTTTCAGCGGGATCTAATTCATCTAGCGTGGTACGCATTGTTTGGCGCACTTGTTGGTTTATGCGACTTAGATCTGTTGTTCCCCCAAGCTCTTCGATTAAATCCAACGCTCTTTGGCCAACTTTCTGCAGGCCGACTGTTTCAGCGGCTCCTACGGCAGAAGGTTTTACAGATTTCGCTATTTGAGCAAGCTCTCTAAAGCCTTGGTCCGTGGTGTAATGATCGGGCTGCAAGAAATCTTCAATGCCTAAGCGCTGCGCGGCAGCAAGTACTTTTTCATCAGGTGCAGCCATTTCGGCCATTAAGCGAATGGCCTCTTTATCGTTTTGTGCCGCTCTTCTAGCTACATCAACAAGCTCTTGGTCTGACAGTGTAGGTAGGCCTGTCACGTTGGCGGGCGGGTTGTTTTTGTTTAGCAGCCTACCTATAGTATTTGGAAACCCCATCTTTATGGCAAAACCCAACGCTTTTAACGCAGGCGGGGCAGCACCGGCTAAGCCTACATCGGTTGTTCCAAAGTCTCCTCCTAATAAAGTCTGGAGCCCTTCATAACCTGCTTGCATTCCCGCACTTTCTGCACCCGAACGAATAAGCCCTCGGCCTTTGAGCAAAGAAAATAGAGCGCCTGAAGAAAGTGCGCGTGGGATGTCACTGGCCTCAAAGCCCGGCTTAATGGCATATTCCTGCCCGTTGACCGAGGACCTTAGGATTTGATTCCCCATCTCATCCACTCGAGTGGTAATGTCAGGGAATTGTTCCTTAATCACGTTAGCCATTTCTTCTGGGCGGGCCATCATAGTGCCTACCGCGACCTTTGCCTGCTCAGGGAATACTGTAGACCAAGACTGGAACTCCGGCATCGTTTGCCAAGTGGGCATCCTTTCAATCTCGTCGGTTGTTCTCCGTTCGCCGGTGAAGGTTTCTTTTATACCCCCAAAAAAGCCAACGTCCTCGGTCGGTGCAGGGACAACCGAAGGGGCAACAGCAGCCCCTTCCGCATCAAGTGCCTGCTGATAGGCTGTTGCAACAGTTTCAAATTCAGGCGTGCCTTTCTTATCTTTGTTGGCTACGATCCAACTTGCGTAATCTTCAGCAGTATCCGGCATCGTTAGTTTCCTCGGATAATTGCACTAGCCGCTGACCTAACATCGGTAGTAGGGCTAAACAACGGCACTTCGGTTAATTCAAACAAGTTTAGATTCCTCATCGTATCCTCGTCATCTGAATAGACCGATTTAAAGTGCTCTAAGCGTGAATTATGCTGATTAATTTTGTAGTCGGCTGTTTTGTCGAGGGCATTTAACAGCGTGACAACTTCTTCTTGCGTCATCTTGTCCAATTCCCCTGCGGCAGTTCGTCTAATCAATGCGCGCTCATTTTCTGTGATTTGACCCTGCCCACGCATTGCTTCTGCTGCCTGTAGCTCGAATTGAGCAAGGGTACGCATTGCGTTTACTGTGTTATTTAGCCGCTCTTGGTCCGTTGCGCCTTCTACACCAAGAACACTACCTAATCTATTAACATATAAACGGGCACCGCTTAACGGTCCTGCAAACACAGCGTCTTCCGCTTCTAGTGTAGGTCTGATTAAAGCAATGCTGTTCTTAGTCGACAATGCGCCATTAGCCGCGTTGTAAGAAGCATCAAGCTGAGCACCCGCTAGTTTTCCAACTTCTGCGCCAAGCTTATTTGTACCCATACTTATGTTAGTGCCTGCAGGCGTCCGACCTCCGGCTAAGAAGGGTTTACCTTTCCCGTCCACGCCCCATGCGCCCGCCTCAGAGTCCAAACCCATCACGCTAACTTCTTCCGGCGACAGCATTCTTGCTGCAGGTTCTTGTGTGACCACATCCTTATAGATTTCACCCTGACGCTCACCAAGGGCCAAGTTTCTTTCCTGAGCGGCGGTCCTTTCACCTTGAGCCGCTTGCAGTGCTGCCATCTTAAGCGCTTGCGCCTCTTTGGACATGCCTGCTGCACGTGCGCCGATACGGCCGGGCAATTCTCTTGTAGCACCCGCTAGTCTTGCTGCAGCAGAGCCCTGTAGTCGCTGCCCGTCAGGGCCTACGTTACCGGCATAGCCAAGCGCTGCCTGACCAATGTCAAATAACATCTGCGCCTGCGTATCCTTCGGATCGCTTCCCAATAACTCTTGATACATAGGCAAGCTTGCATCCATACCTGCCTGCAGGGTAGGAACAGTTTCAGGCTGCTGATTCATTATCGCTTTATAGCGTTCTATGGCTGCTGCCACAACCTCAGGCGGATATGCTCCACTATTAGGGGTAACGCCGCCCGGATCAGAGCCTTGTGGCTCCTCGCTACCTTCTTGAAAATACTGGACCATGCCTCCGTTAGCCATCGCCATAGGCGCAGGTCCTTGGTCCATGGGCAGTCCACCAATACCGGCCATCGCAGGTGCAGGACCCGCAGGCATAGGAGGTGGCGCCATTCCGGCCATTTCAGGAGGCATGCCTTGTGGCATAGGTGCAGGCATAGGCGGAGCAGCCGCTTGCTGAGCAAGGACCGACTGCAACAGCGTAAGCACGCCCTCAGGCGTTTCTTCAGCTTCACGGAATCCAACCAGATCAGCGAGCTCCTCGCGGCGTGCGTCTACCGAACGCATGTCACCACGAAGGTTGTTCATGAGGATTTCAGGTGAGTCAGGCGTGCGCGCCATCATCCGCGCCATGTCGGCGTCGTCACCTTCCTCACGCTCTTCGCCTGAGATTTCTTCCATTAACTCGTCGATCTCGTCCATAAAGCCGGACATAATCCCGACGTTTTCGACCTGATCGTCATCAACCATCTGAAGCTTTTCTTTCATTAGAATAACCCTGCTTTCTGTGCACCGGCTGCCGTGGACAACGCGCCTACTCCTAAGCCTACCGCTGTCTGCAGTGGGCTCGCGCTAGGGGCGGTCTGAGCGGTTAGTGCCATTGAAGTGGTTGGTGCGCCACGATAAATGTCTGAAACAAACCCAAGCTGCTGATAAGGCGCCATCGACTCCTGCATCTGAGTTGATCGAATCGCGTCAATCTGAGCCTGCTCATTTTGACGTTCGAGACCACCGAGACCCATCAACAGGCCTGTGTCTGCCGCGCCGAGCTGCTGTGTAGCCTGACCAAGTGCGCCATACTGAGTACCAAGAGAGCCCATCTGGCCGCCAAGGCTGCCCAATGCGCCTGCCTTGCTAATGTCGACTCCTGCCTGCTGTGCAGTCAAACCGCCGATACCCTGTCCAAGGTTCGCGAACTGCATTCCGGCCTGACCTAACGCCTGACCACCGGCCAGTTGGCGCTGCTGCTGAGATTCAAATCCCTGCATTGACGCTTGCTGTGCCTGCGCGTAGTTGTTGGCGTAGTCCTGCATGATTCGCTGCTGCATCAGGTCCTGAACACCGCGCTCGGTTTCAGCGCGCTGAACACCCTCTCGAGTCCCGCCAAAAGCACCTGCGCCCACCGCTTGTGCAGCGGCTCCAGTCTGGGCTATGTCAGCCTGACGGCGCATCTCACCTAGAGCATTTTGTGTTACCTGCTGTTGGTAAGGGTTCATGTAAGAAGCGGCTTGATTTGGGTCATACGCTTGAGCAGAACCTAAGATACCGCCGATACCTTGACCGATGACAGGAACTGCGCGACCCATCATATCCTGAGCGGCTTGATACTGAGCCGTCGTGTCAACAGCGCCTGCGGCTAATGCGCCCTGCTGCGTGAGGTCCATGCCTTGAGTGACGCCTTGAGAGGCTGCTTGGATGTAAGGCTCAAACGACCCTACGCCCTGCTTGGCAAAGTCAATACCTTGCTGCTCAGTGCCTGAAAGCGCTGCGGCCTCAACGGCAGGCAGGTTCATAGGCTGATTGTAAAGCTCTCGAGCCTCGTTAATTAGCCCAAGCTTGTACGCTTCAATTTCTGGCGCTTCACGTACGTACTGGGTTGAATACGTCATATCAACCATTGGCGCGGCCCTCTAAATTTTTCATAAGTGCATACATTTTTTTAGCGCCCTTGCGCCTTGATCCGTTGCCCATGTTGCGTACTGCCTTGGCGGTGAATACAAACTCGCCGTCGCTGAGCATTGCGGGGATGTCGTCGGATGTACCGGTGCCCGGCCCGTTTATATGGCCATTCTTACGTGGGAAGTCAGACGTACTGCCTCCCGTCGCGGCACCGTAGGGACGATACATTTGATACGGCGCAGTTTGCGACATGGTATTTACACCGCCAAAGCTTAGGCCGTAACGCTCAGGGTACTGCTCGAGCAGTCGTTGGCCGGGCGCATCCGTCATGCCTTCAAAGCCGGGCGGTAACTGCGGTTGCTCAGGGCTAAACGCACCTGTTAATCCGGCGATGCCCATTGCACCTATAGCGGCAGGGGCAAGGTCAGATATTATGCCCGGGGTATTGGCCGCCAAATATCTTCCTACGGCCGACGTAGAGTCAGCAGTGAGTATTGCTTCTTTGCTCATCTCAGGAAATTGTTTCATTGTCTTTAAAAGTGCGTTGTCTGCGCCTGCCGCTTTACGCGCAGTGGGCGAGAATGCACTTTTAAAGCTATCAAAGCGACTACTGTCGGGCAGTGTGTCCTTTAGGAATATGTCTTTGACATTTTGTCCAAATGTAGGCGGTGGGGTCAGGGCTGCAGTTTGAGCACTTACCGCAGGTGGACCGCTGACAGCGTTAGTGTACATGTCTGCTGTAACCGCAGGTGAACCGCTGACAGCGTTAGTGTACATGTCTGCTGTAACCCCTGCGTTTTGAGGTAAAGAGGCCACTCCGTTTTGAACTGCAACAGGCATTCCTGTAGGACCGGCAGCAAAGGGCTCCATGGGCATAGGTGTCCCTGCCGCCACCGTTTCTCTTGCCGTTGTTGTAAGATCAGGAAGTGCCGCTGTGTTATCTACAGCGGCTATGGATTCGCTCACCGGAGCACCAGTAGGCGCTGCAGTAGACTTAAATGCGCTTGCTCCTTGGGTCACGCCGCTTACGGCACCGGCAGTTACCGCGCCGATAGCGCCTGCCTTCAGGGAGTCCTTAAGGTTTCTGCCACCAAGCAAAGACGTGCCTGCACCGGCCACAAAGCCCTTAGTGGCGGCAGCCAAAGCAGGAGCGGCTGTGCTACCAAACATTCCGGCTGCCCCTGCTCCGACGGTCATAAAGAGCGCGGTGCCAATAACGATCTTGCCAATAGTAGTGTTGGCAAACTTCTTGACCGTCTTGCCGATCTTCTTAAATAACTTCTTCAGGAAGAACTCAGGCATGCCGGTGGTGGGGTTAGTAGTGCCGCTGCCACCGATACGCCTTAGGATTTGTGCTTCAATTGGGCTAATGTGAGCGACCATTGTGTCGCCGTTACGGCCTGCGTCAGCCATAGCCTTAGCCATTGGGCGGAGGCCTGCGATACCGCCCTTGGCAAAATTCTGTGGGGGAGCCATTGTGTCAGGAGCTCGAAGCTGATCAAGCGCAACCTGTAACGCGCCAAATAGCTGAGCATCAAACGCCTCAGGGAGAAGCTCCTCGTCTACGCCCTGCGCCATGTAACGCGCGCGGATAGCGGCGTAGTTAGCGGGGTCAGAAAGAACCTCATCAACCATCGTATTAAGAAGTGCAAGCACCTCAGGCGGGATTTCCATCTCTTCGAGTTCACGTCTGAACTCTGCAACGGCAATAGGGTCGGCCTGTTCGGCCGCCATGAGCATCTCATTGTTTACTTCAGACGGGGAGACCTGCTTTCGCATCTCTTCTACGGCGGCCATCTCGGCGGCCATATTACCCATTTGGGGAGGTGGGGGCATAGCTCCCTGCATCGCTTCTGCCATGATCTTTTCCTTAAATTTTTAAGTAGGACCACACAGGGTCGCGCGCCCGAAGCGCGAAATTACTACTGATTATCAAGCAATTATTAGTTTCTGTCCACTTCCATATAAGACAGATAAAAATCTACATCTGCCTGACTGCTAAGGACTTTAATTACGTCTGCTTCTTCCATCACGCAGGATACGCCGTTAAAAGCGTCCATCGTGCCGTCTGCGGCTAAAACAGTATTTTCAAGCATTTTGTAAGGGGTTACGCCACCGGTAGGATAAATAGCAATGTCTAAAGTAGTGCTCGCTGTTCCCGTATTGGTTATGCGTAAAGAAGACAAAATAGCCGTGTTAGCTGCAGGGACGGTGTACATAGTCGTCTCAGTAGCCGCGCTTGGTGTCAGATGCTCCCTAAAGTATTTAACCGCCATTAGGCTGTCTCCGCCGAAATCATTGTGGCCGTAAGGATAACCGAAGGTATATCTGGACGAGTAGGACTAGTTCCTGCCACGTAATTCTCTAAGGTCACGAGGTCTCCGTCCGACCACCACGCCATTTCTAAATAACTTGTTTCAGGGTTTGTCACGGTAAAAATGCCGGATATGTCAGCTACAGTATGGCCAAAAGTAGTCGCGTTTTTTCGCACAGGGACATCGTATCGCGTGTTACTGTAGGGGTAGTCTACACCAGTGTCTTTGGCCCAAATTTCCATCTCATGCACGGCATTGTCTGCGTTAGTTCCTTGCAGCCTGAGTCCTATTTGATATTGACCGGTATGATCAAATAACAGTTTAGAGGCCCGTGATCCGTTGACCGTGGTGCTTGCCACAAGCTGAGAGGTAGTCACTACGTATAGACCGACCCCGCCTGTAGTGCCTGAGGACTGTGAAACGATGCGTGTGCCCGCAGTTACGCCAGTTCCCGTTAAAGTCATGCCGGAAAGCAGGGTCCCAGAGGCGACTGCGGTTACATCCATTACGGTGCCTGCCAACCCCGCCCCATCGTCTATTACGCCTGTGAACTCCGCTTCGTGACTGCCTACTCGTATGCCCCGCTGAAATATAGGCGTGTCAAACGTGACGATGTTCTCTAATGTTGTGCCTAAATTCGTCAAATCAGTGTTATTCATCAGCATCGCGTGAGGAAGCTGAATACCATAATCTAACTGAAACCCACGAATGCCCGGCGCCGAACCCTTCATCCACAGCATGGAGGCCGCGACGTTTTGATCAGGTATGGCCGTGTAACTAGAGTTTAGTTGAAAGATGATTTGCTCAAGCGAGCGAACGAGCTGATTAAACTGCTCAGGACTATATTGAGAAGTTGAAGAATTCGGCAGGCGGACGTTCTGTATTTTGCTCATCGCATACCATCCGGCTTAATATCGACTCGTAACGTGCCGTAACGCCACCATGTATCAGCCTTGTCGCTGTTTATCTTGACTGCTATCTGCCTGCCTCGTGCTCTAGTGTCTACCTTTTGAGTGGTTGGGGTCACAGTGTAAGGGTCAAGAGAGCTGGGACTGGCCGAGGCTTGCGGATAAGGACGCAGGTAAAGGTTCACAGTGACATCGCCCTGCTGGTCCTTGAAATCGGGAATAAACCTGTTCATTAGCAACATTGAGTCGCCATCTCCAATGTCAAAATAGCCTGACTCAATATTTGCCAAGATAGCGGAACCATCTGCCTTGTTTATACCGTCCTCTTGGTTGTAAACCAAAGATCTTCCTTGTGTAAGGCCATAAATGGTTGAGATAGTAGCCTCCGTACTTGTTGGCAGATACTCTGTTGCTGCCGGCTTAACGTAGGCGCCTACGTCCTGCCACGCTGTACGACTAAGAGTACCTATAGACCACACGTTCTCAAGGTAATTAAAAACCACACACCGGTCAATATAGTCGCTGGTGTAGCTTGCGTAGAACCATGTTACTTCGTTGAAATCATTGTTCAAGGCAGCGTAGAACTTACTGCGCTGTACCAGATTAATGTCCTTAAACACGTAGTCCTGTACTGTACAGGACATTTTCTTGACGGTGCCATCAAATACAAAGAAAGAGTCGATGCCCATCCAAAAAGCTAGGCCGTTTACATCTACCGCAGCATGTGGACCAGCACATCCACAGTTGGCGGCTAGTTGCTGGAAGCCAAAGGTATATGGGGGTCCTATATACTGCATGCCATGCAGGGAGGTGTCTGTAAAAATCAGAATCTGGCCTCGAGAACGAACAGCCGCCACGATGTAGCTTCCGTCTGATAGACGTTGGCCTCCTGCGGTGTTTGTGGCACTCTCAACAAAAGTGTTGATGTTTTCTTGATCCGAGAACCTAACAAACATGGGGTCTTGGGTATTTGGGTCTCCTATTGTGGCTTCTGATCCAAAGCAAACTAAATGCCTGTCTGGACTGGAAACTAGGGCGTATACACTCTTCGTCGGCGCGCCAGAAATTGGATTTGCACGTACAGCCACACCATCTGTTGTAGGGCTCCATTGATAAATGGCACCATCAACTAACTGCAAGATAAGGTTTTCGCCGTAATTGTCAAAGGTCCAAGTTCTCGACAGAAGGCTTAGGACCAGTGTTTCTGGACGAGGCGTACCAAAAGATCCCGCGCCCCATGTGCCTGTTCCATAGCCGTAGTCATAAAAGCTTACGTCTGAGCCTACGTTGATTTGGTATTTACCAACCACGGATGCGCCGCCACTCCCTGAGTCCCCACTGGTAGCCGCCACAGGAGCCGTTATAGTGTAGGTTGAGGAGTCAATAATGGCGCCAATTTCCCACTCGCTGTTCAGAATATCCGCAGTAATGTCTCCTCCAAGCGAGACAGCGCCAGAATAAATGACGAAACCGCCTTGTTCAGCACCGTGATCAACGTGCGTAACAGTAATGGCAGTGCTCCCTGTCGAAGCAGAAAAAGTAATGTCTCCAGCACTGGAGGTGAGTCGTAGGGGGGTTATGTCATACCAAAAAGCGCCCGTATTGACGTAGACCTTACGGTTTGTACCTACGACAAAATAGGGAATTCCGGGCAAAGACTGCCAAGAAAATGCTTCGCTGGCTTGGCCTACGAGGTAATACTCACCTGATTCAAAGTACGTCCAACCGCCTATCTTTTCCGGCAGTCCATATCTAAAACGGACATTGTCACAATCACTCCATCCACCTTCCGCACCATATTCGGTGTTCTGCTTGTCAATGCCGGGAGCTAATGTAAGTTTGAAAAAAGCCATAGCGGTTACCAGTTTTGTTACAAGTATTTGCCCGTCTCGATCATAGATGCGAGTTCGTGGCTACGGCCCTTTACGTCCAGACTCCATTTGGAATCAAGAAATTCTTTCGCTGCGAGGGTATGGTCCGCCACTTCCATAGCGGCTAGCGCTTTTTTAAAGTTCCGCAGACGTGTGGCACCAAGATTAAAGCTGATGTCTATCATAGCATCTTTTCTAACGTCATCAAGTGAGTTAAACCACGGATATTCCGAGGAAAGTTCTTTCATAACACGTAAGATGTCGTTTTCTAACAGGTAATCTACTTCATCGTCGGAAAGGCCAATTCCCCCGTTAGGATCAACATTTCGCCCAATTCCCAAAGTCCAGTAACCCGCGCTGCATTTGTAGGCCACATGCCTGCCGTTCGTCTTCACTTCGCCCTCATGGCGCTTGAGCATCTCAAGTAGCTTTTGCATTTACTTCTCTCTGCTAACGCCTTTGGTTTTCTCAAAAGTACGCATAGCACCTAAGCCCAACATGCCCATTAGCACTGTAGTCAAAAGCGATGTATCTACTTCAGGGACAATAAACCAGATGCCTAATATTGGAGATACTATGGTGGAGTACAGTAAGGCTAATCCGCATATCCAACCGATAGCCGGTCGCCATCCCGCTACAAACAGGCTCTTATGGGCAGCTTCTACCTTGTTGACCTCAATCTGAGCGGACATCTGCTTATCGGCCATAGTCGCAATCTCGTGCGACAGCTTCTCCCGCAGGTCTTTATCTGGAATTACTTTATCCAAGATAGCCGAGACAGGCCCAATCAGGGCGCTAAGCGAGGCAATCATTTAATTAACCGCTAACACAATAAGGAGAAAAACTGCTAACAACATAGCCATGGTGGCTTGCTCGTCAGTCGCACCCATGAACTTAGCTTTTGTAAACTTGCCTATCACTTTAATGTATTTCATGCGGACTCCTATTTGTCAGCTTTGGTCTCAAGTCGTTTAAAGATCGCACCGAGCATCTCTTTGATTTCTCGTATGTCATCACGGTAATCTTCTTTTGCTACATACATGATGGGTATGGATTTCATGTCAGCATCAATGCGGTCTAGTAGCGCGAACACGCGATTGACTAACCAACCGACAACAAACCCCGCTACTGCTATTGTGATGTTGAACATTACTTGATAATCCATCGCACTACCCTACTACTAAGTTAACCATCCAAAAAATTATACCCATTGTCGCTCCCGTCATTAGGAGGATAAGAGCGCCATCAATTATAAATCTTTTCCGTTTAGCCCTAGCCTCTGCGGCCTCAAGGCGTAGCCTGCGTATACTGCGCCTAGTCTTCATCATCTCGTTGTAGAAAGCCTCACCTGGTCCATAAACCACTATCATCTCTCTGAGTCTGGCCTCCATCTGCTGCGTCTTGTGCTTTGCCATCTGTATTTCTAGGGCTTGGGCTTCTACCGACGAGCCACGCATGAACTTAGGGCCATGCTGATTCTCTTTTTCTATCTCAAGAAGCTTCTCTTTAGAATCAAAGAACTTGCCTATGTACTGTGCTGTATCCTCTATCTCACGACCAGCGTTAACCGCTTTAGTGATCATGTTATAGGCTTTACTGGCACCGGATATACACGCTGTTATGGTTAACGGGTCCATTAGTACGGCCTCACTGTTACTGGGTCTGCCACACGGGGCAAACAATATGCAGCGAGGGCCACGCCTCTCGGCTCGTAATTAAGTGTCCGCTCTACCTTCCCCCTGACGATAGCTGTAGCGAAATAGTTGCACCTATGGACGTCATAAAAATACATGTCCGCAGACTGTATCTGGCCGTTGACCAGTACCATTAACAAAAATAGGTGCGTCACTACTCATACCCTACTGCTCCACAACCTCGGCAGCTTCCAAGGACTCAGTAAGCATCTTCAAAAAAGACTCCTTACCCACTTGTAACTGCTGTAACTGAAAGTTCATGTTGCCAATCTTGCGATCAAGGTCTAAGCAATGATTCGTCATAGCAATTTGTTCTTCAGTAAATGTAGCTGTGTCGTGTTCAACATCGTTTATCGTAATCATTTGAGGCTTGTTGTCTTTGCTCATTAGATTTACTCCTAGTTAAAAGTTAGTTACCACGGAACACCCGAGGCGGTTACAGGATTAACCTGCAAATCAATGTTAGCTTGCAAGTTAGCTTCAGTAGCATCTTTATCTACTCCTTCGGTCCAACACCAGCCCAAAACTTCGGCTTCGGTTAGGTCGGCGTAGGGTACATAACCCGGTGCTTCTGGGTCTGGGTTGAAACCACACGTGCCATAAGCAGACGCTGTGTACGTTACAACATCGCCTTCGCCAGTGGTTTCTTCGGCGTTGCAACGCCAATGCGCGACTATTACAGCGCCATCCATGTCAGAGGGCTGTAGGTCGTACTCTAAAGTTTGAATAGTCCAATTAAAAGTTGTCATGTGTTACTCCGGCTTCGTAGGCCAATTTACTTCGTGAGGGAAGTCGTCTTGGTCGGGCATATCTCGTAGGGCTTGACGGTACGTCGCTATCTCTGCGGGCATTGTTACGTCAGATAGTCCATACCAATCAGTCTCAGCGAGTAAAGAGTCGCGCTTAGTTCGCACGGATTTAGCCGCTTTGTTGTCTACTCTTGTTTGGTAATCTATTTGCTGCTCTGACGTAAGAGAAACAACCGTTTTGGATATAACCCACTCACCGTCGATCAGCACAGGCTCGGCAGAATGTTCCACCCTCTGCGTACGTTCGTCGTATTCAGGTTGTGCTTGATATTCTACAGAAAAAACTCCCCACGCATTAAGCACTGACTCACTCAGCTTTTTGGGGAAAGAAGTGTTTGGGTTGTCTGAGTACAAAAGCCCAATATCGTATGGGTACTGTTCAACCGTGCCGTTATTTATTTTTGCGTACATAATGTTTAACCTTCTACACCTATATTGTATTCAAGTATCATATCTGAAGGGGCACGGAAAACAATATACATTCTTGTGCCATTAGACTTGAAGAATATTCCTGTCGAACTTGTATTGCTATATAATGCAAAGTTTTGGTCATAGCTAGCAGTTGATACGTCCCATGCAGTTGATAATGAGTACTCGCTTACGTCATCTGAGAATGTGTCAACAAGATACATTTTAGTACCATCGGGCTTAAAGGCCAGACCTTGTGGGTCGGTTACTTGAGCACTTACTGAAAAAGCTTGGTCATAGCTAGCAGTTGATATATCCCATGCAGTTGTGAGAGAGTACTCGTTTACGTTCTTCCCAATAGTTTCAACAATATACATTTTCGTGCCGTCAGTCTTGAAGAATATGAATTGGGGAGCGGTTCCTTGTGCACTTACTGAAAAGTTTTGGACGAAGGTAGCAGTTGATATATCCCATGCAGTTGAAAGAGAGTACTCGTTTACTTCCCTCCCAACAGTTCCAACAATATACATTTTCGTGCCGTCAGGCTTAAAAAATACTCCGGTTGGGCCGGCTTCTTGTGCATTTACTGAAAGGTTCTGGACGAAGCTAGCAGTTTGTATATCCCATGCAGTTGAGAGAGAATACTCGTTTACGTCATCCGCATTAGTGTCAACAATATACATTTTCGTGCCATCGGATTTGAAGAATACGTCTTGGGGGTTTGACATCTGTGCCGATAGGTCAAAACCCCCCATAACATATTCGTTTACGTCATCCCCAGATTCTCCAATAACATACATTCCCAGCCCGTCGGGCTTTAAGAATAGTCCGCTTGGGTCGGTTTCTTGAGTCTCTGTTGGAAAGGCTGTGGTATAGCTAGCAGTTGATATATTCCATGCAGTTGATAATGAGTACTGGGATACGTCACGGGGGGTGGTTCGGCCAATAACATACATTTCAGTGC